TTCTTTTTGTTTTCGATGGTGGGATTTTTGAAAGGATGAGTGGAATGAGATTAATCGATGTTGATGAAATTACAGATGGAGAAATCGTAAAATATCTTGGAAAAGAATATGTGTTTTGTGTTCCAGACGTCAGAAATTTACTGAAGGATCAGCCTGTAGCTTACGATAGGGATAGAGTAATAGAACAGTTAGACTCCTTACCGATCTGTTCAAGATGGAATCACAATAGTGACAATATCAATCGTAGTGCTGCAATTGGAATCGTTAAAAGAGGTGGAATTGATGCTTAAACCAAGAGTAAGAGCTAGAGATTTTGAAAAATTCGGATTCAAGCGGTGCAAAGGAATCCCGAAGAGTAGCGAATGCTACTATCTCTGCATTGCGCGTGGAATGAAAATGCTGTTCGTCAGTGATTACGTTTTTGCGATTAATGATTGGAGATCTGATGATCCGCGTATTCATAAGGATGCGAATTGCCGGTATCGAGATCACAGGGATGCTCTGGACATCGTGTATGAGCTGATTAAAAGTGGAATGCTGAGAAGTGAATGGGAGGAAGTATGATGAGATTAATTGATGCAGATGAATTTATCAAGAAATTTAGCTATGCAAAAGACAACACACAAGAAGAAAACACGATGTGTGCAACAGTTAGGAGAATGGTTAAAGAACAGCCAACAGCATATGATATGGAAAATGTTTTGGAGCAGTTGGAAAAATCAAGAGGATACATTGCAACAACACAGTATTGTAATGATATGAATGGTGATTCTACGTGCGGTGTAAGAAGTTGTTTTGGATGTTGCCTTGATTATCTGATTGGGATTGTAAAACGAGGTGGGATAGATGAGACTAATTGATGCAGACGAGCTTCTGGAACGTGTGAAAGCGAGCATGAAAAACAACACGCATAGAAATGGAAACGCTGCGCTTAACCATATTTCGGAACATATGCATTTTATGAGACTTATTGTAGATCAGCCGACATTGTTCGATGCGGAAGGTAAGAAGCTGATGGAAATATACAAGCTGTTCAACATTGATGGAAGTTTGAAAAGAAAACTGACAGTGAAAGAAATGGTGATGTTATATCATATTGCAGATGTGATGAGAGGTGGAAGAGATGAAGAATAAAGAGAAGTTTGCAAAAGAGATTGTGGATGCCGTAACAAGTGGTGGATATGGTTTCTGTTTCGATAAATCTTCGGGAAAAATAAGAAGATGTGATGAACTCTCATCATGTAATGAATGCTTATTTTGTGAGCCACATAGCGTAGATGAATGCGATAAAGCAAAAAAAGAATGGGCAGAATCTGAGTACATCGAAAAACCAGTGATAAGCAAGACTGATAGGGCATTTTTGGATTATCTCGATAAAAATTATGAATACATTACAAGAGATAATAATACTTGGTTATATGCGTATAGTGAGAAACCAAGCAAGGGTTATATTTTTTGGGAGATAGGCAGTGGTAAGAGTGTTTGTTTTGATGGCCTTATTGACATTGACTTTCCAATGGTCAAATGGTCAGATGAAGAGCCATGGCTTATCGAGGATCTGAAAAAGCTGGAGGTGGTTGACAGTTATGAGTAAAATTCCAAAAGAAATAGTAGACAAGATTGAGCAGAGAAATAAACTCAATGAAGAAATAGAAACATGGTGCAAAGAAAATCTTAATATGGGTGGAATGCGTTCAAACGGTGTGGATATTACAGCTCATCACGCTGGTGATGAGCAAACGACAGTCAATGGTAGAGAGTGGTGCGAACAACGGACTGGATATTGTGAAGATGATTATTACGGTCATTATTACTGGGAAACAGAGTATCCGGAAAAATATCTGCACATGGAATTTTGGGTGTAAGAGTTGGAGGTGGTTGAAGAATATGAATAGAGAAATTCTTTTCAGAGCGAAACATATTCATACAATTCCAGGTAATGATCGGGAATATCTTCGACAACCCAGAATTGATAGGAGAGACAAAAGATGGCGAAAGTAGATAAGGAATACACCTGGAGAATGCAGGGAATGACACATGCACTGGAAGTTGTCCGTGAAAACGGCATTGAAGCACTTGCTAAAGAGGTTAAAATGCGCGGATTTACAAGGGTACCGCTTGGAGTCCAGGACAGCGAGTGGAGACGTTTTGTCGATGTAATTTCCACAAACTTGTATAACATGACAATCACAACAGCAGCAATGGCACTGCATGATGGTTTCGGATTCGGAAAGGACAGGCTGAGAAAATGGAAGTCTGTTTTTGACAAGAAAGTAGAACACGCTATGAACATTGACTGGCTTGGTGAACACTATGTGAGTTTTGAGGATTACGCAAACTATCTGAACGAGTTGTATGACGTTGGTATAGACATTAATGTCCTTGCCAGAGTACAAAAGACGAACGATGCACTTATTCCTGGATACAGACAGGCAAGTGTGGACAGAATACTGGAAATTCTCAAAGATGGCGGTTTTAACGAAGCTGCGGAATATCTGGACAAAAAGGTAAGATAGCCAAGTGTCAGCCTTGGTAAATGCTGACGAAAGGCAGGGAATATGAGAACACGTTTTTATAATCTTTGCAAAGGAGAAATCGATTTTTTAATCGAAAATTGTAATTTTACCGATGATGAACGCATATTAATAGAAATGGCAAGCAAAAGAAAAAGCGATATTGAAATTGCTGACAGACTCAGTATAAGCACTTCTTTAGTGACAAAACGAAAGAAAAAGATAATGGACAAAATTCTTGAGTTTCTGAAAGGAGATGTTTGTTTGACAACTATTTACGTGAACGGTCAACGTGTCGACAAGAAAGATCTTGAAAAAATGGAAATTCACATTGAAAGTGTAAAAAAGATTCTTTCTGAGAAATTGACAAAAAATAAATAGCAGTGTAGGATTGACCTGAATAGAGTTCAGGTCAATTTTATTAAAGGGGGAATTGACATGAACAGATTGAACGTAGGATACCTGCGGGTGTCGACTGAGGCACAGACAGAGAAATATGGTCTTGACTTACAGAAACAGAAGATTATAGAACGAGCAAATAAGGATGGGACCACCATTGATCGTTGGTATATCGATGGTGGCTATTCCGGAAGCAAACTTGACCGCCCGGACATTCAAAGACTTCTGGAAGATGTAGAATTCGGGATCGTAAAATCTGTATATGTGTACAAACTTGATCGAATGAGCCGAGATACGATTGATGCTCTTACTTTGCTTTGCCGAACTTTGCCAAAATATGGTGTCAAATTAATATCTGCCACCGAAGAACTTCGAATAGATACCCCATCAGATAAATTTCTTACAAGTGTAACCGCTGTTGTTGGACAGTACGAACGGGAACTTATCTATATGAGAACCAGAGCCGGGATGGTTGAAAGAGTCAAAAAGGGACTCTGGATGGGTGGAGGACGAATTCCTTACGGATATTATTATGACCGCAACGATGGGATACTTCATATTGACGAAGAAAATGCGATAAAAGTAAGAAAAGCATACGAGTTGTATCTTAAAGGATTTTCTTGCCAAAAGATTTCTGATGTTCTTGGAATGTCGGGCGACACTATAGTTCACCGTGCTTTAACAAATAAAGTATATCTTGGCTACATTTTCTACAAAGATAAATTATATAAAGGTTTGCATGAACCAATTATTGATCAGAAAACATATGATGATGTTCAAAGATTTATGAAAAAAAGAAGCACAAATTCTTTTGTCGGAAACAAATATATGCTTTCCGGTCTTTGCTATTGTGGAAAATGCGGAGCACGTATGAGATATAAAAAATGGTCACAACGTTATATTATGGAGTGCTATTCACGAGATGGTGGTAAGCCTTACATGGTACGTGATTCAAAATGCGACAATCGCCGGATAAATGTGGAGATTATAGAGCAAGAGGTTTCTGATTGCTTTCGAAGATTTATCGTGAACGCAAAAGCATCTGAGAGAAAAGAAAGTAAAAAAGTTGCTACCGAAAAAGAAATTAAAAAAACAACATATAAATTGAAAAAATTATACAATTTATATGTTGATAGTGAAAGCGAAACGCTGTTTTCAATAATTCAACAAGAGGAAAAGAAACGAAAACTCCTAGAAAAAGAATTAGAAGAAGCCATTAGGGAAGAATCCTCAGATACTAACGTGAAAATTGAAGAAATCAAAAGGATTTCAAATATCTGGGATGATCTAACAACGAAAGAGCAAAACAGGATTTTGAAAGAATGCGTTGAAAAGATAGTCATAACTGATGGAAATATTGATATTCATTTTAGGATTATTTAAGTTTTATTTCTTCTTACGCTGTTCATCCCGATGAACGCAGTAAGGGGAAAACACAACATATTGACCAGAACTCTATTCAAATAACAATATATTGTGAAAATATTACTATTTGCTGACGGTTTGACCGTCTTTTTTTATGCGAAAATTCAACCATAAGGAGGCGGTCGAAATGTTTTCAGATGCTTTATTGACAAAGATATTTTCCGATGATCGTCTCAGGCATGTACCACTCGAATACCAGTCAACAGTCATTCACGTAGTGGAAGATGCCCTTGAAAAACGGTTCTATACGGAAAAACCATACGCTGAAAAAGAGGAAATTCTAAAAGAGTTATGTGAAAGGTAGGTAGATACCTATGTATGAAAATCCATATTTGCAGAATCCATACCTGCAACAACGGTTTTACCAACAGCCGCAGCAGTACCAACAGATGCAACAGCTTCAGCAACCATCTCAGCAAATCCAGCAGCCACAGTTTCAGTCGCAGCAATTACCGCAGTTGATTGGAAGACCAGTAAACCAAGTAGAAGAAATAACAGCAAACGATGTCCCGATGAATGCTCCGTATGCACTTTTCCCAAAATCCGACCTTTCGGAAATCTATCTGAAATCCTGGACAGCTAACGGAACGATTCAAACCATAGCCTTTAAACCTGTTCAAATGAATCAGGCTGACAATTCCTTACGCAATCAGTCAGAATTGAAAATAGGTCTAACTGAGGACGTCACACAGGCACTTATGAGCCAGTTTGAAGAACTGAAAAACAAGATAGATCGGTTGGAACAGTCAATGTCTGGAAGCTCCGGTACCGTAAGAGCAAAAACGAAAACTTCCACAACTAAAAAGGATGGTGAAAGTGAATGAATCCGATGAATTTTTTTCAAATGCTTAAAGGTGGAAATCCGCAGCAGTTTTTAAAACAAATGATGGGAAACAACCAGATCATGAGCAATCCTATGGCGCAGAACGCAATCAACATGGCTCAGAAAGGTGACAGGAAGGGGATAGAAACACTGGCAAGAAATCTGGGGAAAGAAAAGGGGATAAACCCTGACGATCTTATGAATGAGATCAAAAAGAAAATGAATATGTAGCATATTAGAGGTTGTGCACAAAAACGAAGTACCTCTTTATGAATAAAATTTTCCAAGGAGGAATAAGGTATGTTTAATTCAAACAATGCGCCTTTTACAATGCCTGTAATGCCGGCAACTGGTTATTCCGACAGTAATGGAGCATGGGGAGACGGTGGATGGTTATGGATCATCGTAGTTTTCGCATTGCTTTTTGGATGGGGTAACAATGGCTGGGGCGGCTTTGGTAGTGGAAATGGTAGTGGATACGTCGCTACAGCTGCTACACAGGCGGACATTCAGCGCGGATTTGATAATCAGGCGGTTATCAGCAAGCTGGATGGCATTAACAACGGTCTGTGTGATGGATTCTACACTCAGAACACTGCTATCATGAATGGTTTCCACGGTGTAGACAATGCAATTTGCAATCTGGGATACCAGACTCAGCAGGGGTTCAACAATACAAATGTTGCCCTTATGCAGGGACAGAACGCATTACAGGCACAGTTAGCTGATTGTTGCTGCCAGAACCGTGAAGCAATCGCTCAGGTCAGATACGACATGGCTCATGACACATGTGCCCTGCAGAACACCATGAACACTAACACCAGAGATATCGTGGAAAATCAGAATGCTGGTTTCAGAAGCATCCTCGACTATCTCTGCCAGGAAAAAATCTCTACTCTGCAGGCTGAGAACAACGACCTCAGACGTGCTGCTTCTCAGGATCGTCAGAGCGCACTGCTCACAACTCAGATGGCTGCTCAGGCACAGCAGATCATCAACGCTGTGAACCCTGCTCCGATTCCGTCATATCAAGTTCCTAACCCGAATGCATATTACGGATGTGGATGTGGCAGCGGTTGTGGATGCTGACAAATGAATAACTTGTAACTTAACCAATTTGTGGTTATGTCTGCTATAAGCAGTTTTACAACAAAAGGGCAGACTTAACGGTTTGCCCTTACTTTTATTTATGGAGGTATGATTTATGGCTGAATTTGTAGCTGTTTCTGCACAGGAAGTTGCAGCAAACGGAAATGTTATTTTTACCAATACAGTAGTATCCGGTAGTAACTGTATAAAACACCGGGAGGGATCCGGTATTGTTACTCTTCGCGGATTAACAAACCAGTGTCGCGCAAGATACTTTGTTGACTTTTCTGGCAATATTTCTATTCCAACTGGTGGTACGGTCGGTGCGATTTCTCTGGCAATCGCGATCAGTGGTGAACCGGTGCTTTCTTCTCAGATGATAAACACACCGGCAGCTGTTGACCAGTACAACAATGTGTCTTCCGGTGTCTATATTGATGTGCCAGCTGGATGCTGCGTAAATATTGCAGTAAAGAACACCAGTACTCAGGCAATCAACGTAGCGAACGCAAACATCGTTGTTACAAGAGAAGCGTAAGGAGGGAATTTCAATGGATGTAAAGAGAATGCATGATATGATTGAGAAGCTTTCCGAATGTGCAAAAGCCGAACTGGATAAGGGGACGGAAAACCTGGATGTTTGTGAATTCGGTCAGGTGACTGATATACTCAAAGATTTAGCGGAAGCGATGTATTACAGGACTCTAACGAACACCATGGAAGAATTTGATCCGGAATCCATGCTGGATGTCATGGACAGATACGGTGACCGCCGTTTCTACGACAATTACCGGTATTCCAACGGCAGATTTGCTCCGAAAGGTCGAGGAACCAGGATGGGATATGAAGATTACCCGCCATACTGGCATATGACCCCGGAGATGTACCGGATGGATGGTAAAGAATACAATCATGACCGCGATATTGACCGAAATAAAGGCAGAATGTATTACACCGAAGAGAAACCCGAACGGAAGTATAACATGGCAAGAAGAGCCTATACGGAAGCCAGAGAGGGACATAAAGATAAGGATACCAGAATGCACGAATTGGAATCTTACATGTCTGAACTAAGTAAGGATGTTACGGATCTTATCGGTGAGATGTCCAATGAAGAGAGAACGCTTGCAAAAGCGAAACTGAGTACGTTAATCAGTAAAATGTAAGGGAGAGGGGACTTCGGTTCCCTCTTTTGGTGATTATATGGAATTTAAGATCAGAAACGAATCCTGGATAATTCAATTTGTTCCGGCACAATCTCCAGAACTTCAAAAATCAGACGGTTTCTATACCATAGGAGTTACTGACCAATCAAACAACACTGTGTATCTAGCTGACCATTTGACGGGTTCCATGCTGGATCGTGTCCTTTGCCACGAACTGACACATGCAGTCTGTATGACATATAATTTGTATATGCCAATTGAGACAGAAGAAAAACTATGTAATTTTATGTCTGACCACGGAAAAGAAATTATATATCTTTTGGACGATCTGCTTGAGAATATATTAATTTTGCGTGTTGCTTAGAAAGTTGCTATATGGTATAATTACCTCAGTGACGAGAAATGCATGAAGGACGAGTGAGATCTGGATTGAAAAGGATCAGGCATCGTCAGCCTGAGTATATCAGAAATTTTAGCAAAATTTTTTCTGATATGCTCAGGCTTTTTTATTTCCTCGTTTTTTCAGTGAAGATACTGAATACAGAAAACGGAATATCGATCAGTGATGCGGCTGATTACTATTCGAACGGAACAGGGTTTGTTTTACAGACCCTGTTATTTCTGTATAAAACGGGAAAATAGGAGGGTAACATGGAACAGATAAAGATTTTTAATTCAGACGAATTTGGAAGTGTTCGAACAATAATCATTGATGGAGAACCTTGGTTTGCCGGAAAGGATGTAGCAGCATCATTAGGATATAAAGATACATCTGATGCTTTGAAAAAGCATGTTGCGGATGAGGACAAGCTGACTCGGTGTTTTACCGACTCAGGTCAGAACAGGCAAATGTATGTTATTAATGAATCTGGCTTATATTCTTTGATTTTCGGAAGTAAATTAGAATCCGCACAAAAGTTTAAACACTGGGTAACATCCGAAATTCTTCCATCGATCAGGAAGAACGGAATTTATGCAACGGATAAGGTGATCGATGATATTTTAAACAATCCAGATTTTGGAATTGAGCTTCTGACGAAATTAAAAGAAGAACGTGCTGCAAGGGTGGAAGCTGAAAAAACAAATGCCATCCTTATGCATGTGAACAAAACATATACCATGACTGAAATTGCAAAAGAAATAGGATTAAAAAGTGCTGTAGAACTGAACAAGATTCTCTCCGAAAAGAAAATCCAGTATAAAGTAAACGGTACATGGGTTATGTATTCCGACTATAGTAACTGCGGATACGAGGAAATAAAACAAGAGGTTCTGGACAACGGTCATGTAATCTACCATCGGAAAATTACACAGCTTGGAAGAAAATTTATTTTAGGTTTATTTGATATGGCGGCATAAAGGCACTTTCGGGTGTCTTTTTTTATTTGCTGTCTCTTGTAGTACAATATTCTACATGGTATAATATGGCAAACACATTTCAAAAAGGGGGATTGAAAATGAAATGTCCATATTGTAACACGGATAATTCAGACGGGCAGAAGTTCTGTGGAAACTGTGGAAAACCGATAATGGATTCACAGCCACAACAGAACAGCTGGATTGATGACAGGCAACAGGTACAAAGGATGCCTAAATTTTACGAGCTAACTTGGGTGATTATCCTTGCGTGTATTTTTATACCGCCGTTGGGGATTGCTTTTCTCTGGATGAGCAGCCGACCGAAGAATACCTTAGGAAGAGTATTTTTAACAATTTTCATGGTATTTTATTCTCTGATGTGGATTGTTAGTGTGATTCCGTCAACCGATTCCGACAAAAAGTCGGAAACTGAAACGGTTGCTGTAGAATCTGAAAAGAAAGACGATTCAGAGCCAGAGAAAACAGAAGAAACAGAGGAAACAGAAGAGCAGGAAGAGGACGAAACTCTGACTGTAGGCTCCAGCTTTGAAAGTGGTGGACTGAAAATTACCATTGACGATGCGGATCTGGATTTTCAAGACTACGAAGATGATTATGGATGGAACACACCGTCAGACGGCATGAAGTACATAATGGCAGCGTTCACGTTTGAAAATACCGGAAAAGATGATGAATATGTAAGTTTGTATGACTTTGATTGCTATGCAGATAACGTAGAATGCGATCAAGAATTCAGTCTTGATGATGATGATTTCATCAACACAAATCTGTCCTCAGGTAGAAAGGTGTCTTTCAAAGCATATTTTGAGGTTCCACAGGATGCAGAATCAATCGAGTTAGAATATGAAACAAACTTGTGGACAAGTGATAAAGTAATTATCAAATTACAGTAAAAATAAAGCCTAGGAGCATAATTCCTAGGCTTTTTACTTTGTTATTCAGCTTTTGGTTTTTTTGCCAGTGCGATAACTGCCAGTACTACGTTGATAAGGCACCATCCTGCCCAGATCTGCAGGTCTGCAAATGTTCCGGCTAAGAAAAATCCCATCAGTGCTGCAAGACCGAATAAAACGATCAAAGCGATGTTTCCACCGTTTTTCTCAGATTTCCTTGTCGCAATGGATACAATTCCACCTGCCAGCATAAGTAGAGCGACTACGATTCCTACACTTCCGCTGGCTTCTCCTGATTCTTCCAGTGCATTGCTGACACCAGCTGCGCAAGACTGAAAGCTAACGAGACAGAAGAAGATGATTGAAAAGATACCTGATACAAGTTTCCATACTTTCATTTCTGAATCCCCCTTGATATAAAATTTTCTATATAATCTTACCACGGAAGATGATTTTATTCAAGGATACAAGAAAATAAATTTATACTTGACTTTTGTTTGTGGGTACAATATAATTAAAATGTACCAAAAAGAGAGGGGGTGAACAAAATGGGAATCCCTAAAGGTACAAAACTGACAGATGCTCCTAAAAATCATACTTTAAAATTTAGGTATGATGATGAGACAGAAAAGAAACTGAATTATCTTTCTGAAAAGAAAAACATATCTAAAGCGGAAGTTATAAGAAAGGGCATCGAGATTCAGTACAATACAGAAAAAGAGTAATCGTTGAAAGTTTGGCAGCTTGCACGATTACTCTTACCACCCGCAAAAGGAGTGTATGTAAATTATAGCACTGCATACCTCCTTTTGTAAACCAATTATTTACAGAACAGGAGGTATTTTTATGGAACGAATCAACTGGAAATCAGAATACGAAACCCTAGAGAAAGTTGCATTTTCCTTAGAAATGGAATGTAGAAAAGAAAGTCTTCGCAAAACCATCAACGAATTGGCATCAGAAATTAATCTGGAAACAAAGCTGTATGATATCGCGGATTTTCTGGCGAGGATGAACGGTAAAATCATTGACGACAACGATGGTCAACCGGGATATAAACTTGTTTCCAAAGGGAAGGAGAGTGTTGCGTAATGGATAACAGACAGAAATTACATCAGATGATTGACAGTATCAGTGGTGAGGGAACACTCGCCTATCTGGAAACCTTTATCAGACTGTTTATCGAGAAATTTGTTTTCGAGGGAGGGAAAGTCCATGAAAAATAGTATGCAGGTTATGTGCGCCACGCTGACTTCTATGGAAGTTGCAGAGATGGTGGAAAAGAGTCATCAGGATTTGATGAAAAGTATCAGAAGATATAGCAGATATATCGAAGAGGCTAATTATTCTTTAGATGCCGTCAAAAATGACGGCATCTCAGAACAAAATAATTTAGGTGAGGGAAATTTTGCCCTCACCTCCGGAAAAACTGAATCTAATCAGCTCAATCTTAATTCACTTGAAGCGGAACAGATTGATTTATGTGAATTTTGGACAGAAAGTAGCTATATCGATCAATGGAACCGAGAGAAACCCTGCTACAATATCACCAAGAAAGGCTGCGAATTCATTGCACACAAGTGTACCGGTAAGAAAGGAACTGTATTCACCGCCAGGTATATAAACAGATTTCACGAAATGGAGCAGGAAATTTCCGGTAACAAGCCGAGAAAACGCCTGTCAGCTAAGAAACCGGTTCCGAAAGTATCAAATTGTCCTGCACCACCGGCAGAAAACTGGTACCGAAAGAACCGATGGAAGATTAAAAGCTGTGTTCCGGGACTGTTCCAGTCGGAAAACCACTTCTTGAGCGACCTTTTCGACATTGTGAATTCAGAATATGACACAGTAAAGGCAGCGAAAATGTATGAGGAGCAGACAGGGAAGAAAGCGGAACGTGCGGTTGATTTACTGGATTTCTTTCCAGATATGGGGGAATTTGCACAGAATGTTCTTGATTATGTTTTCAAATGGCGTAAAGTCAACGGACTGGATCCAGATGATGTTGTAAAGAAGAAAGATGAATAAGGTTAAAAGGCCATCGTTTTTGAGCGGTGGTCTTTTGCACATTGCAATATTATCACTATATTATTGCAATAATATTGCATTAATATTGAAATATGATATAATAATAAAAAACAGGGGGTACGCCGATGAAAGAAGAAAACGATATGCTCCAGTCCTACAAAGACAGGATTAAAAGACAGAATGATGCAGTAAAAAATAATTATGACAAGATATCCTGCACAATTCCGAAAGGGACAAAGGACAAAATCAGATCGCATGGATATTCGGTGAATACTTTTGTCAACGAAGCAATCAGACGGTATCTGGCATATCTGGAACCTGCGAAACCAGTAGAAGAGAAGCAACAGTTTGTACTTAAAGACGGAAGAATAGCCAGAACACCAGAAGAGATGAACGAATGGTTGCGTGAAAAGCAAGAAGAAGACACAAAGAAACTGGAAGAAGAGAAGTACAATGGATTCACTCAGGAAGAGTACCGGGACCTCACCAAGACTAAAGAAAAATTTGAAACAAATTTATAGCAAAAGGCACCCATGCGGCATTACATGAGTACCTTTCAACCATAATCAATATGGTTTTCTCTATGTAATTATACCATTATACTTTCAAAAATATTACTATTTTTTCAAAAAATCCCCTAGAAAAATCGCGCGTTTTAAGGGGATTTTTTGACGAAAAAATTTCCGCTCAAAAAAGATGTCACCCCAAAACCAGATGGTAAAAAATCTGGATCAAAATTCCCGTCCAATTTTGACAGCGTTTTATTTGGCTATTTATCTGCTGTCTGGTTCACAGGTCTGATAGCTGACACGATCACGGTACAGAATAATATGCTGCTGGCACAACCAAATTAACTACCGTTTCCACCATCCTGTCTCCTCAGTGATTTCTCCGTTGCAGTACCATTCAAAAGTAATAATATCACTTTCGTTTTTCCAGTTTTCGCGAATCACTGCATCTCCGTCATCTGAAGTATCTATAGCTTTTTCAGATTGTAAATATCCATTTTTAGAAAGGATTTTCGAACCTTCTTCATAATTCAGGCTTTCTAAATCTTTAATATTTATTTTCATAGTTTTCATTCTCCTTTATGCAAAAAATACAGGGTTTCCAAGTTCATCCAGGTCAATGATATGCATATCTGTCAAATAAGTGTTTCCACCGAAAACACAAGTCGGCACGTTTTCAAATACTCTTTTCCCACACGAAATAGTATATTTTTTGTGAATATTATATACAGTTCCTGACATATAAAAATTAAAAGGCACATAGCAATCCATATCAAGCCATATATTTTCTGTATAATCTTTTTCTATTTGCACAATTTTCGCATTATCAATTCTAAGCAGATCTTCATACCTGCCTAGCGAAAGAAAAGTTTTTGGATATAGAATGCCGTGTAAAATCTCTTCATTTTCACTTTCGTCTTTCCCGGAAATGTGCAGGCGCAAAGAAACATCAGTGACGATGTCTCTTTGAACAACTGATTTTACCCAGCCAACCACTTTGTCATCTCCAGCTTGAAGACGGACCGGAAATCTATTTTTAAATTCTTCGCTTTCAGTTCCCAGCAATCCACCTTTCCACGCGGTTTCGAAAACTGTATCTTTCGCGGTTGATTTTCCAGCCACGGATATTTTCAAATCATGATAAGTTTTCCAACCACAAGCTGCATGTACCATTCCTATCACTGTTGAATATGGTGGCAGCGGATAAGTAATTATTCTGTTTGTTCTGAACGCTGGAAGAGCGTAGCAGGCAGTAGCCTGATACGCTTCAACTAATACTGCATTCAATTAGCACCCCTCCATTTCGCAAAGAAAACCGTTCAAAATATCTTCATATAACTCTTCTGGAATTTCTTCTTCTTTTAACGGTTTTCTTAGCTTCTGAATATCTATTTCGCAAAGTTCACCGTCTGACAATCCAGCTTTCAGCGCCGCTTCATGATTAAGCGCTGCGTCAATTGACTCAAGCGCCTCTTCTTTACTAAAACCCATTGCTACTACTTCGTTTAAAAGATCTATTGTTTTTTTCATATTTTGTTCCCCCTGTTTGCTTTTTTTGATTATACTATAGATTCGTTGCGCTGTCGATGTAAAAAACAACTTCTTGCACCTATTGAATATATGCAAAATCTCCTTGCATTCCTGCGAGTGCGATCAGGTCTTTTCTAATTACCTGTGATAATTCTCTGTTTGTCATGGTTCTCTTCTCCTTTCGTGCCCTGTCTCATCAGTGCAGGTAGGGCAACTCCTGCAGACGCCCGGAGGCGTTTCGACTATTCAATTGTTGTATTAGTCCATATTCCAAGTATTTCCCGGAATTTGTTTTCTTGATCAACGCAAAAATCCCCGTCTTTCAAGTGAAAAATAGCATATTCTCCATATTTTTCATTGAGATCCTGCACAAAATTATAAAATCTTTCGAACTCTTCCAGGTCTTCTATATGAAGTATGTAGCGTTTTATTTCTTTGTTTGGCGCATTGTAGTTTTCAAAGCTCCACGGATTACTAGAAAGTAATTCAACTCTTACTTTGCTCTTTCTATCGTCCTGGGTTTTTCTGTCTAACATCGAAAACAATGCCCAATTCATAAATTTTGTATAATCTTTCATATATTTTCCCTTTCTGGTCTGCCATCATCAGCACCGGGAGACCGTCCCGCGGTGGACTCCCAGAACTGGGAGTTTCGGCTGTTAAAGGTCTTTTTTTCTCTTCACATCTTCAACGGTATGCGGAAAATCTATGACATAAGCATAAGCCTTTCCATTATCTTCCGGGATATCATATCCGTTTTCTTTCAACAGTTCTGCAGCTGTCTGCAGGTAATGGCTTCCGTATCCGTAAGTTATTTCAGATGTTAAAGCTTCACCATTCACAAAAACTTTTACAGTGTGATAAGTATTACCATAACTTCTCTGGAACCATCTTTTCGCTTCAATTCTCATACTTTCAATTTTCTTCATTGTCTTTTTCCTTTGCTCCTGTTATAATAGAGCTACCTTTCTTTTGATTGGTGCCGATCGGGTTGTTTTCTAGGCTTTCCGATCGGCTTTTTTGTTTTGTTCTTTGCTGTGACTATAATATAGCATAGTTTAATAATTACGTCAATAGAATAGTTTAATAATTTTAAAATATTTTTGTTTCTCCTTATATAATAAAAAAATGCGCTAACCAAATTGACAAAGCATAGTTCAATAATGTATAATAGCACTATAGATAAGAAAGGAGTTTTGGCAATGGCGTTCAAAGATAGAGAGAAAGAATTAAGCTATATAGCACAATATCAGAAAGACAACTATGATAGAATCACGGTGATGGCACCTAGAGGAACGAAAGACCAGATCAAGAAAGCTGCCGAACTGAAAGGAATGAAAATATCCGGGTTTGTTCTTGATTGTGTTCAGAAAGAGCTTGAAAGAATGAAAGAATAGTTTAATAATGTATTGACAAGAATAGTTTAATAATATATAATGTAAGCATAGAGAGGAATACTTGCAAGGAACAGGAAGTAATAGGAGGAAAGAAAAAATGAAATATATTGAAATCACGAATCAAGAAATAGTTGAAGGATTCAAAAACTCATGCCCGATATTCATCGGAGAAGAGACCGAAGAACTTCACAAGCGTATTATTCGCATGAAATTAAGCGTTGACTGTCAAGGTGACATACTCGCACAGACCGAAGACAGCGACAAATATTGGATAACTACAGAACCAACTGTTACTCGCTGGAATAGAAATGGAACGTATGAAATCAGAATGAAATACAGTGTACATAAAGAAAGTAAATATAATAATAAAATTTATGAGTTTATAAAATAAGACATTTTGGAAAGGGGAAATGAAAATGAATAAGCAAGATATGAAAAATTATAAAATAGCTTCTGAGGTAACTACTTCGGAATGCTATACAGGGACAAAAGATTGTGGCTCCTGCATGCACGCTTTCCCAGGTAGTTACTCTCTGGATCTGACCAGCACTGATTGCGATGGGAGTGAGAAAGATGTATGCATGATGTGTAAAAAGCAAGAAAGAGGAATTGAAAATGATCAAATTTGAAAATATAGCAAAAGTGGCAATAGTAGATAAAAATGGAGAAACAAATCCATTTACCGGAACAGAAAAAGATGACCCTAGCAACTATCTCATATTCAAAATGTGGGAAAAAAACGGCTACAGGAGAATCTACGTAAATGATTATAAAAAAAGGACAGTTGCTTATATTGATTGCAACGCAAATAATTCGGTAGAATCGGAATATTCAAAAGGTGATATTATTGAAACTATTAAATATTTCATTGAAAATTATGAATTTTAGAGGGATGGGCAATGACAGAAATGGAAGAGAATACAGAGTCTAAGTTTGAAGAAATAATAAACGCAGCATTAAAAAGAGCTTGGCGAATAATTAATGGATTTGAAAAAATTTCAGACGAAGATGAAAAAATTCTTGAAGCGTACAAGAAAAAGGCTGATGAAGAATGCAAAGTGGAAGATACTGAATTGACACAGTGGGAGCGGGAAGATGATGTGGACACGATGGCAGAGACAGCAATGAGTTGGAAACTTGCTGCAGATTTTTTGAAAGCAGAAGAACATACCTACAATGATATGGAAGAAATAGCACGTGACGATCGTGATATACGCCATTATGATCTACAACTTCTGAAAGAAGGCTATGAATGGTATGAAGAATTAAAAAAATATTTGTAGAGAAATATATACACGAAAAAGAAACCCTTGTTTTTCACTTGGGTTTCTTTTTGATTAATTACACAAACATTTTTTTCAACTCAACGTCCAGCCAGACCTGGACGACTCATGACAAAATCATGGAATGTCATGAACCAGAAAAAAACTGATATATAGAATATAACATGGAAAAGTCTGAAAGTCAATATGCAATACAACCAGTGAACAGAAAACCGATCACACACAAAACACACTCAAACCATTGCAAATACTACATTTTCAGTATATGCATTAATATATGCAGTACAACCCATAGTATAACTTATAGTACACACAAGCTCCGAAACGGCAAAAAAGAAAGTGGATAGAAAGAAAGACAGAAAGAGACAAAGAAAGAAGCAAAGAAATAGAGAAAGAATAGAAAGAAAGATTATAAAGAAAAAATATATATAATACTACGTTGTCTATATAATAAAATATATATATAATAAAACAAAGAGGGAAGAAGCGCCCGCGTATAATAATTTTTATTTATTTATTTTTTAATAATGGCACACAAAGGAAAATAAATTTTTAAAATTGGGTATTGCGTTTTTTTGGTTCCTGGTGTATAGTTGACTCAACGGAAAACAGAAAAGGGAAATTGATTAGGACATGCAGCAACCAGTTGACACTGGGAGCAATCGAAAGCGAGGGATCACAACAGGATCCTGAAGACCTTAGAGCATAGACCAGAAAGCGATCAGAACTCATCAACCTGACAAGTAACATTGTTGGATTGATGAGTTTTTTTATTTGCAGATCAGAAAGGAGGTTGAGAGCATGGCAAGAAAAAGAAGAACAGTAGCGGGGGCAGATGATCCCAGACGGTTGACAGATCCGAGAAACATACCGACCGAGTACAACAACATCGAAGTTACCGTTGATAACCTTGAGAGACTTGCGGAAGACATCCTTTTCGACTGCTGCCAGGAGACAGACACGGATCCAACCGAGATACCACCGAGTATATGGTTGTACGCACTTCTGGAGATTAACGAAAAGCTGTTCAGGGGAAACAAAAGCATGTTGAGAACCTTCCCGACAGGTTGCGATGAATATAACGCAGAAAGAGTTTCAAAAGCATACAAGGTATATAAAAAACTCTGTGTAAAACACAAGCAGCAAATAACAATAAAAGGCTTTTCTGATATGACTGGGATTAGCACACAGACCATTTATAACTGGGATGTAGACAGTAAATATAATACTGTTGGGTATGGCAGTAGTAGTATATCACCAAGTATAAAAAGTTTAGACCTCGCAAAAACTATAAGAAGAGATAATGAACAGTCATTAGAAGCACTTCTATTAGACAAGAGCATCAACCCTGTGAAGCCACTGGCAATCCTGAATCGTAACCACTTGTGGAATATGCCGGGAGTCACCAGGGAAACAGCACCGAAAAGAGCACTGTCGGCGGATCAGTTACCGCAGTTGGGTGGCTCAGAAGTGTGCAAAATCAATCAAAACGATGCAAAAAGCAGTGAGTTTTTGAAGATGGAAAAAGATGCACAAAAACCCTTACCAGAATTGGTAGAAGTGCATGAAAATGCACAGTGATCTATAAGACAAACAATGATTTGTCAAATAGATACATACGTTCGATAACGCTGTGGGGAGGGGGTCTAGTGGAAAACGGAAAACCGCCTTACTTAGTCGTTTCTACGACTCCAAAAATAAAAAGGGGTATGTCATGGAAAGTGAGAAAAAGGAATACAGTCCAGATGACTATATACTGAGACTACCAAGTGGTGAAGAGTATAAAGTAAAGAATTCGTCTTTGAAATATCATTCTTCGGATAACGAGTATACTGTTGAAACACTTGAAGGAATGAAGATACATATACCGATCGAAGAATTCAAAAATTCAGTGTATTATCCTACTTCCGTAAAAAGTATAGGGGATGTTTCTTGGGAAAAGAAATCATACAGCACTGATGAATTCCTTGTACGAATGATAAACGGTGTAAACTACATCGTAAAAGCAGAAACTACTTGCTTTATTGATAAAAGCAATTTAGTAACATTCGAAGATGCTGCCGGATCGAGGATCGTGGCAAAACAGGATGCTATTTTTGCAACGTGTGTTCCGATACTGAAAAATCAAACGGAGTCCAGTAAAGACAAAATCAATCCGGTAGATTCCGTTTCTATCCTCGGAACTCCATACAAAATCATTCGGGAAAAATTTGGAAATGAGGATATCGATGGCGAAACAGATTACACATCACATCAAATCCGAATTCGGACGGATAATGTCAACAAGCTTGGAGATTTCGATGTCCTGATGAAGAAACAGCTTCGACATGAGATTATCCACGCATTTATGGCTGAGAGCGGTCTACAAGCCAATTTTGAACACTACAGACAATTCGGACACGATGAAACAACGGTCGACTGGTTTGCGATCCAGTTTCCGAAAATGTTAGAAGTATTCAAACAGGTTGGTGCATTGTAAGGAGGTTGCAATGAAAATAAATGTAGAAATGATGGATGCGATAGATAGCTTTTATAACATCTATTCAGAATTTTACAAAAGATGCGGAGAACGGAATCTGGCCATACAGCTAACATGCGGCATGATCGGAATTAAAATTCCAGAATCAAACACATTTTCATTCTTTCTCGGAAAGGAAACGAACACATGAGAATCGCCGGAAAAGAAATCAACGATGAATGCACCAAATGTGGAAAATTCCTTACGTGTGAATTGTTCCGTCAGGGACACGGGATCCGGCAGGAACGATCAAATGTAGCAAAACTGTTTGAATGCCAGATGGAACACAGGAGGCGGAGCGATGAGAATAATTAATCAGGCAGGAACACGGTCGATCAATTTTGAAAACTGCGAGGTTTATATTGACGGACAGTGTATCTGTACAAGTAGCCGTGGCGTGCGTGATGTCCTTGGACGATACGAGACACCTGAAAGAGCAAAAGAAGTGTTCAAAGAAATGCATCATGCATTGGCGCCGTTCATGGTTTGCAATAATGTCAAACTGACAGAAGAACTACTCAAAGAAATAAGAAAAGCAGGTATCCAACACGGAATCTCAGTGGTTGACGGAGAAAGCCAAAAAATAGAAATCATTTCTCCGTTCATCTACCGGATGCCTGAGAAATAGTCAGTAAAGACTTTAAAATCTCCAACTACTGTTTGAGGAAAAAAGAACAGCGTGTAGGTTGGCGGTAACACGATAGGAAACTTAAATAACCGCATAGTGTAGCGCACAACACGATAAATAATGCTGCTAACCGTCCTGGAGACGGTTGAGGGATGTAGCTCAGTGGTAGAGCAGCTGGCTTATATTCAGCGTGTCGCAGGTTCGATACCTGCCATCCCCATTGCAGTTTGGCAGACTGCAATAAGTACTCCTTTTTATATTTAATTTATCCGCAGATGTGAAATTCAACCCTGTCTTTTTCGGAAGACTGACCGTTATAGGCGGTAAAACACCGGGTAGCTGTCACCTATCCGGTAGTTCTTGGCAGGTATGCAAGTGGTCAAAGCAAGCCGACTGTAAATCGGTTCCAAATGGTTCGTGGGTTCGAATCCCACCCTGCCAACTTCCGGGCGGTGGCTGCCGGAAAATAACGTTGTCATAACCTGATTTAACCGATACAGCCACAAAAATGTCGTCATAGCTCAACTGGAAGAGCAACTTTTCTTTTAATCCTTTCTTAGAGTAGGTTCCCGGTTCGAGTCCGGGCGGCGACTTCACGCAACAGTCAGCGTGAGTGCTTTTATCTGCAAAGTTGCACTTAAAAAAGAATTGTAGCGGCATAGGGTACTTTTGACGGGGTATCCTATGGACATAGACACATGGTCTAATGGAAAGACACCGGATGAAAATTCACCTCGTCTGCCGGGATAGCGGTTCGATTCCGCTTGTGCCTACTTGCTGTCGATGTGGAAACCACACTTTCTTTTGAAATGTTCTTTCTGGTGGTATCGGTTCGAATCCGAACGACAGCTTTTCAGTTTTCACGGTTTCTGAAAGCAGTTACTTTTTGTCATTTTCATAAAATCTCCTTAAAAGTGAAATTTGGTAAGTTCCTACGTATACAGAAAAAACCGTGATTTATCGTTATAGCTTAACGGCAAAGCAGTAAAAGGATCCCTCTCTTTTAAAGATTCCGGTTCGAGTCCGGATAACGGTTTTCAAACATGGTCAACTCAGTGAAGATGGATTTTTCAGTCCTGCTGAGATGCAGCGGTGAATAAGTAAGGTTGATTCGGGATACTGGGTCAACCGATACTTTCTACCGGGAGTGATTCCAGTGGAGAAGACGGGAACCCGTCAACAATGCCCTGCAGTGTATCATCATAGAGAGGTCAAAAGCAGGATCCTTGTGGTCAGCGATGAATAGACGCCTGCGGTGCAGGAATAATCCAGTTTGGTGAGCGGTGTGAGAGACCACGGATCGGCTGGAAAACTCAAACAAGCTGATTTGCCTTGAACCTGAGAAATCGGGGTATAACACAAGAAATCTGTTAAAGTAGCGGTATGGCACAGATGCGATATTTCTTTTGAGTAAGATTCATAGTCTTATTAGAGTAAAAATATTCTGAAAGAACCGTGAAATTTACGGGTATCAATCCCGTGTGTGCTTTGACAGCGGTAAGAAGCCAAGGGTCGCAACCGGAAGCTCAGACTTATCGTCACACTGGCTGAATATGATTCCTACTATGATGGATAATGGGAAACCATGACTGTGTTTGAAAAAACTTTATTTTAATCAACATTTTGTATTTGTAGTACCTATTTCAAGTAAAAATGTAAAAAGTGGTGTTTTAGCTGCGGAGTCACCAAAAGAGTTACTTTCTCAGAGTTACAGATGGATGTGTCTAAAGAACCGTAGCGGCACGGGAAACTGTTTTCAGACTTGCAGATTCCCGTGGACATGGGCGTGTAGTTCAGATGGCAGAACGGTGGAACTTGATTCTATAGGTCGGTGGTTCGAATCCACCTGCGCTCACTACAAAGGAAAAGGAGAAAAAGCATGATTTTTGAAAAAATCTATTTTCTGATAAAACAAAAATTCTGTAAGCATAGATTCCGGAAACACTTTGACACACACAAACGGGAGTATATCTGCAAATGTGTGAAATGCGGAAAAACTATGACTTACGATTCGAAAGGGTATTGATATGGACAAATCGGGGGAAGAAATGAAAATCAAAGAAAATATCCTGATGAACCTTGACCGGATGGCACAACTGGCAGAATCCGGATACACGGTGACAATCAGGAAGATTAAAGACGGTGTAAAAATTACAAGTCACAAGGAAAGGGTGGTAAAATGAATTTTACGGAAGCATTTAAAGCAATGAAAAAGGGTTCAAAAGCAAAATTACCGGGATGGGGCGGTTATTGGTACTGGGATGAAGAAAAACAGACGGTTATGATCCAGTGCAGACCACAGGATGCTGATAATGGACCACTTCTGGATATCCGTGAAACGGAACGAGTGGAATACACTCTGATGAATATGCAGCGTGATGACTGGATGATCGCTGACGAAACAAATTGTCCGGTTCTTGGAGGCGTGGCAACGTTCTCGTTCGGGGATGCTATCAAATACGTGAAAAGAGGTCTGAAAGTATCCAGACAGGGTTGGAATGGTAAGAAGCAGTACATCCAGCTTGCAACAGGCATTTCCTATAAATCAGCAGACGGCGATGTTGTCAACTGTGAGCATGATGCTATTGGAAACAAGGCTATTGCATTTGTAGGTACATCTGGCGTACAGATTGGATGGCTTGCTTCTCAGGCGGATATGCTTGCGGAAGATTGGGTGTTTGCGGAGTAATTATGAAAAGAATGCAAACTGCTTATATTGAGAAAACAGGACAGTCTGTAAAAGGCTGGATTGAGTTTAAAGAGGCATTTGTTGACAATAAGAGCGTTGGATTTATTCCGAGATTCTATGTGGTTGAAACGCTAATACCTTTTGATTATTATTCAAAAATAGAAGTTGATAATGTTAGTTTTACTGGTTATTGTGGTGCGTATTCGATTATAGGTAAAGAACCGATAACAGCGGAGATGTTTTATGAATTTAGCAAAAATTTTCGATTTGGTGAAATGCATTCGTAACAATATATCACGTAATGCTAGTATATTGACGATTGAAGATGCCAGAAATAAATATAAAGATTGTCAGTATGCGGTAGTGAACGCATTGGACGGTAATCCAGTTTGGATATGTAAAACAATCGAAGACGCAAAGGAAATTGTTGAAGAATGGCAACCGTATCACTACGTACCATTTTTGATTGTTAACTTATGGAAGAACGAGGAGAAGACGATGAAAATATGTGATGCTGTAAGGCTATGTAAAACTTACGGAGAGAATACAACTTTAGCAGAATTATTGAAAGAAATACAGGGAAATAAAATCCATAAATGTCCAAAGTGTAGTGGAACTGGAAAAATCACAAAGAAGCGCAATAAAGCTCAGTACTGGGAATGTTGCGATGATTACGAGTATTACGATGTGGAATGCGACCTTTGCAACGGACAAGGATATACGGAACATATGTATAAACCTAAAATGATTCAAGATGGATGGGAGTAGGAGGATTAAACATGATTATCACAGGAATGGATCGCTTTCAGAGCGTATGTAAAAAGAAACTTGTTGAATGGTATGAGAAGAACAGACCAGAGACACCTGTTAATTTAAGCAATGTATTTGTGGTTTGGTCGAATAAAACGTTGCAGAATTACAAATGTATGGTGTCCACAACAATCAGCGGAGACGGTATCTATGCTGAATATACTTACAATGGCGATAAACAGGAACTGTATGAAGATGTGTATGGAAAGATCACAAATACGCGGCATACAGAGGAATAAAGGTGATACCATGGGACGAAAATGTATATTAGTGGACAGAGAAAAGTTCACAAATGCAATAAATGATTACTGTCAGCATAAAATCACGATGGCGGTTGCCTGTAAAAGAGCAGGAATGAGCGAACCAACGTTCAGAAAGTACCTGCGGATGTGTTGGTTGGGACAGCCGTTACCGGAAGAACTGTTTGAGAGGAAAAAATAAACAAAGAAGCCAATGCCCGGATGCGGACATGGAACAGAGAAGTGTCTCTTAACTTTTTTATTTGAGTTAGGAGGCACTTTTTTACGTTATGGCAAGTGAGTACCTGATAAAGACGATAAATGGATATGAGGACTATATACGGAGACGAGGGATAGATGAACAAGTTCTTGATGCGTATGCTTTGGCAGTTCAAACAGCTATTCTCGAAGAAAAAGATATCAAGTATGGAACAAAAATATCTTCAAGAGCGAAAAATATTATTAATCAGCTGATTTATAATCAAACAGGCGGAGGAACGTTCGGGCAATTGGAAGACTTTGCACAGCAAAATAAAACAGAATTCAGCTTGACTAATACATATTACAACATTTTAAAGACAGAAGCTCCACAAATTCTTGACAGCTACATGTTGTATGTTGAAAAGAACAGAAAACGTAGAGATCGTTTTTACGAGCCAAGAAGAAAAACACTGAAGTTAGTAACGGACAAGTTGCAAATGCTTGAAGATGATGAATTGGATGAACTTTTTGTTCATATGCCGGCACGAGTAGGAAAATCCCAAGAATTAACCCTTGCAACTTCATGGAAATGTGCTAGAAATACAGAAGCAAGCAACCTCTATGTAACTTATAAAGAGGGACTTGGAGGAGCCTTTCTTGAAGGTGTAATAGAAATATGGACAGATCCTATTTATTGCTTTTCTGATGTGTTTCCAAAAGCGATTATTGTTGACACGGATGCGAAAAATAATAAAGTAGATCTGCAAAGAAAGAAAAAATATAAATCTCTTTCTGGAAAAGGACTTACGGCCGGTCTGAATGGTGAATACGATGCATATGGATGGCTTATCATTGACGATATCTTAGAGGGAATACAGGATGTGTTAAATCCAGATATTCTCCGAAGAAAACAGATTGTTTTTGACAATAACGTCATGAAACGAAAAAAAGAAAAATGTAAGGTTATCTACAATGGAACAATCTGGAGCTTAAAAGATATTTACATGGATCGTAGGGATTTTTTGGAGAATAATCCGGAAGCAAAGGATATACGCTGGGATGTTTTAAAAATACCTGCATTGGATCCAGTCACAGACGAGAGCAACTTCGATTATGAATACGGTGTCGGGTATTCAACAAAATATTACAGGATTGAAAGAGCGAAATTTGAAGAAAACGATGACATGGCCGGTTGGTATGCACAGTGCCAGCAGGAACCAATTGAACGTGACGGTGCAGTTTTCAATTCGGAACACATGAAATTTTACAATGGAGTCCTTCCAGCAGAAGAACCATATAGAATATGTGCAGCGTGTGATGTGGCACTTGGCGGTGAAGATAATTTAGCGTTTGCTGTTGCGTATATGTATGAAGATGGATCCGTATACATTGACGATGTTATATTCGATAGTTCAGAAAAGAAAATTACAAAACCAAAAGTTGTTAATATGATTATCGAACACGATGTTGGAAGTGCATATTTCGAGTCTAATCAGGGTGGAGAGGGATATAAGGATGAGGTTGATGCACTTTTAAAAGAAAATGGGAAGAAAATAAATCTTGTTTCAAAATACGCACCAACAGATAAAAGAAAGAAACAAAGAATATGGGATAAAGCTGGTTCGATAAGAGACTGGTATTTTAGAGATACAGGATGCAGAAGCAAAGAATACCGGAATTTCATGAGAAACCTGTATTCGTTTACGATAAAAGGGAGAAACACGCATGATGATGCACCAGACTGCCTTGCTTCACTTGCCTATTTTATCGAAGGAACGTGGGAACCGGCAAAAATAGAACCAATAAAAAATCCATTCAGGGGAGGATATTAACATGGACACAAAAACATACTTAAACCAGATCGCTGTTCTGAATTCCGTAATCCGGAACAAAACGGAAGAATTGCAGCAGTTAAAAGGGATGACGGTATCGATATCGACTACACAGAAAGAAGTCAACGTGCAGGTGACACCTGACAAGGACAAGCTTGGCAGCGCGGTGGCTGAAATCGTAGATCTAGAAAACGATATCAGTGAAATGATAAGTCAGGCTCTGGAACGTAGAAGACAGATTACTACGGAAATCAGTAATCTGCAAAATAAAAATCAGTACGATGTACTGTACAAACGGTATGTCCTTAGGAAAGACTGGAATCTGATTTGTGTGGAGATGGGCTATTCATTCAGAAACGTGATGTCTATCCACGGGAAAGCGTTGAAAAGTTTTGAAAAACTGTTCGGAGAGAAATATTTAGCACAAAAATGCACATAAATGCACATTTTTTCATCTATTCGCAAAAAAATTGACCTGATATAATAATAATCAGATAAAAAGAAATTTTTATCCACCAATCAATCCCCCTTTGATGTTGAAAAGCGCGCTTTGCAGTTATGCAGGGCGCGTTTTTTGTGGAGAAAATCATGAAAGAGTATAGAAAAAAGACGATTTACTGCCCAGAGTGTGGCAGAAAAGTAGGGATGTACGATGGAAGATCGCAGATTGATAAGCGTTATCTGTGTAAGAAGTGCAACAAAAGAATCGTATATCTTGTAGCGAACGGAAAAGTAGAAGTAAAAAAACGCGCAGATCGGACAACGAGCAGCGGAATGGTATTTGGAGTGTAAGAAATGGAACAGAATAAAATGTTTTTTCATGAACTTGTGAAGGGCAATTACGGAAGAAAAATTGCATATGCGGACGTAGAAGAAGTTAATGAGAAAAACATTCTTGATATTGTCGGAGATACACTTGGGACTTTCTACTACAACAAAAAGATCGCTGATTATCTGTGGAGATATTATAAAGGCGATCAGCCGGTGTTGTATCGAACAAAGACTATCCGTAATGATGTAAACAATAAGATTTGCGAAAACCACGCATATGAGAGTGTGCAATTTAAAGTTGGTCAGTCTTACGGAGAAGCGATGCAGTGTGTCGGAATCGTTAAAGAAGATATAAACGAGATTGTTGATAAGTTCAACACCTATCTGAGACTGGCACATAAACATGCAAGAAATATTCGGTGTGGTGAATGGCAGTCCGCAACAGGAACAGGATTCTTGGCGGCACAATTTGTAAAAGACAAAAAAGCAAATGTGCCATTCCGCATTACGGTGCCAACACCGATGAATACTTACATAATCTACTCTTCTATTACGGACGAACCACTTGTATCCGTACAGGAATTAAAAAACGAAAAAGGGGAATGGTATAAAGCGTGTCACACAGCCACACATCAGTGCATTATCCTGAATGGAAAAGTGAAGGACTGGAAACTTCACGCTTTTGGCGGTATTCCGATTGTAGAATACCCAAACAACTTCGAGAGAATTTCAGATATCGAACTGGTAATCAGTATGTTTGATGCTCTGAACGAGATCCAGTCCAACAGAGCAGACGGCATTTCTCAATTTGTTCAGTCATTTATCAAGTTTGTCAATTGCACGGTTGACAAAGAGACGTTCGAGCAGATGAAAATGAACGGTGCATTTGTTGTAAAATCCAACAATGCTGAAAACAAGGCTGATGTCGATATCATGAGTCAGGAATTGAACCAGACGGAAACGCAGGTTGCAAAACAAGACCTGATGGACAATATCCTGCAGATTCTTGCAATTCCAAAACTGGAAGGGAATACCGGAGGAGACACGCAAGGAGCCGTCCAACTTCGTAACGGATGGGACATGGCGAAAACCCGTGGAAAATTAAAAGACCCTATTATTCAGGAATCTGAACAAAGGCTGAATGAAGTAATCCTGAACATTATCAGAGTTCAAAAAGGAAAAGACGATTGTCCTCTTGATATCAGCCAATTCGAGGTTACGATCAATCACAGTCCGATGGATAACATGTTAGTAAAGGCGCAGTTCCTTGACTATCTGTTAAAAGACGGTGTGCATCCGAAGATTGCATTTGAAAGAAGCACCCTGTTTGCAGACAGTGAAAAAGCATACAATCTGTCAAAACCGTATCTGGATGTGCTGTATAAGACATTGGAAGAAGTTGAAAAAGCGCAGAAACAGGTGCTTGAACAGCGACAAAACCAGAATCAGATAAAGGATAATCAGGAATGAGATATCACGACATTACAAAAGATGATATGAAAAATGGGGACGGCTTACGGGTTGTCCTCTGGATGTCCGGGTGTTCGCACCATTGTCCAGAATGCCAAAACCCGGTTACGTGGGATCCGATGGACGGGCTGCCATTCGATGCAGATGCACTTCTGGAAATTGAGGAACAGCTTCAGAAGGACTATATCGAGGGGATTACCTTATCAGGCGGTGATCCAATGTATATTGGAAATCGGAATGACACGTTAATATTGTGCCAATATATCAAACGAGTGTTTCCAAAGAAAACAATTTGGATGTACACCGGGTACTGGTATGAAGATATCAAAGATCATGAAATCATGAAGTATGTAGACGTTCTGGTAGACGGAACATTCGTCAAGGCACTGAAAGACAATACCTTGAAATGGCGAGGAAGTTCCAATCAGAGGGTTATCAACGTACCAGAATCGAGAAAAATGGATAAAATATGTCTTTTATGCGATTAAAAGATAAATCAGACAATCACAGATCATGTGGTTGCCTTTTTTATATAAAAATGCATTCTCACGCGTTAGATGAGAAAAAGTTAAATCCATGCTGATAGAACAGCGACAAAAAATGTAGATTGCACGGAGGTAATAACAATGACAAGAGAACAGGCAAAGAAAAATTTGATTGCATTAGGGATTGCAGAACCAACGGAAGATCAGGTTTCTAACTATCTGAATCAGTTCCATGGCGATGTAGAACCACCAACACCAAATCCAGCCCAAAATCCAGCACCGGCACCAACCCCACAGCCAGCACCGCAGCCAAACCAGACACAAACACCGGGGAATGCAGATCTGAATGAAATAGAGAAGTTGCAAAAACAGATTGCGGATCTTCAGAAAGAGAATGTCAAAAAAGATATTCGTGCATATGCAGCTGAAAAGGGACTGACAGGGGAACAGACTGAAAAAGTTCTCGGTGCATTACAGGACGATTTAGAAGTTGCAAAAACTGCAATCGATTCCATGTCACAGATTATCTCTGATAAAGAAACTGCCGCAGCTCAGAAAAAAGAGCAGGAAATCGCCAAAGGAAGCATGAATCCGGGCGGTGGAACTGGCGGCACAAACAAAAATGATGAAAAGCCAGAAGATGTGAAAAATGCTGAATCCATCTATTTTGGCGAAAAACAGGGTGAACAGTCTATGAAGGACTATTACCTGATGAAGTAAGGAGGACAACATGGGAAAACCAATTGTAAGAGAGTTTACACAGGGAAAAGGAATTTTGAAATTTTTTCCGTATGAGGGCGCAGCGTGTGTGGTTCCACAGACTGCGGTAACAGTAGCTGACGAAAATGGAATGAAGATTGTAAAAGCTGGAACACCGTACCCGTCTAATGATGCAAAGTGCCTTGGATATCTTCTGGAAGATGTAGATGTTACTCAGGGCGATGCACCTGGAACATATGTATACCAGGGAACTATCGACTGGGAAAAGGTAAAAACACTTTCGCCGACTATTGCAGATGCAGCTAGAAAAGCAACTCCTAGAGTTACATTTTACGGTGCACCACAGATTACAGAATAATCCAGGAGGTATATAAACCATGGCTTTACCATTAAGAGAAGCATTTACTGCCAGAAGCCTTGAAGTGATGTGGGATAACTACAAAGCATCCCTCGCACTGCCACCGTATCTTGGCAGACAGAAATTTGGAACAACAAAACAGGATTCTCTCAGCATCAGATACATTATGGGAGAAAATTCACAGCCGATCGCATTAAAAGCATCCAACTTTGATGCGCAGGCTCCACTGAGAGACGTTGGTGGATTCAAGGATATCCAGAACAAGATGCCGTTCTACAGAGAGTCCTACATGACCACTGAGGAAGAGGAACAGACATATGCTGATTACCAGGCAGCTGAAAATTCCAGTCTGGCAAACCAGGTACTGAGACAGATCAGTAAAAAACCTATGATGCTGATTCAGGGTGCAATGGTGGTTCCTGAGAGACAGATTTGGGAGCTTCTGGCACCGGCTGACGGTGTGCCGAAAGTAACTGTCAATATCGAAGGCAAAAAGTACGTTATTGATTACACAGCGGACAACGGAACGAAGCACAAAACAGATCATTTCATCGAAATCTCCGGTGAAACAGACAAGTGGACAGCATCCGCAACAGCAACGCCACTGGCGGACCTGATTAAAGCCAGAAGAGAGTTTGCAAAGAAAACCGGATATTCTCTGACAAGATTCTCCATGAATACAGAGACATTCGAAATGATTCTGAATGCGGAAGACACCAAAAAACAGGTTCTGGGAATCACTGCCTACAACGGCGGTATCAGAGTGAGACAGGAAGATGTTCTGGCATATCTGAGAGGATACGGAATCAAAATCGAAGTGTACGACAAGATGTACGTTGATGAATCTGGCGTTACTCAGTACTTTATTCCGACTAACATTATCTCCTGCCAGTCCGCAGGTGTATACCTCGGAGATTACATCTTCGGAAGAACACCGGAAGAAAGAAGCGGTGACAAAGCAACAGGAAATCTGTCTATCGTAGAAACTGGTATCTCTGTTTACACATATGCGACAGATCATCCGATAAATACACACTGCATCGTATCTATGATCGGTCTTCCATCTTTCGAGGGAATGAACAGTGTTGTGGTCATGAAAGTAGCGTAAGGCGGTGCGTGTATGATTGCAGACCATTTAATGAAAGTGAATGGTCGGTGGTATAAAGCGGGAGAAGAGGTTTCCAAATCTCCCGTTGACAAACCATCACCAGAAAAAACCAGATACACAAAGACAGAAATCAACAAGATGAATGTTTCAGAGCTTCGGAGATTGGCAGCTGAAAACGGTGTCAAAGATCCAGAGGGCATCAATGGAACAGACCTGAAATCTTATTTGATTTCTGCGTTTGGGCTGTAAGGAGAAGAAATGGAAGTAACAGAATCAATCAAGAATTTGGCAACTGAATATTTTGATGACGTTCCGGAATTAAAAGGTCAGATTCCACCGAAACTTCTGGTTGATTTTGCTATACGAAAATATAAGCAAGTCAGAAATTTCCCAAAAGGATATACGGAAGAACAGGTTGGAAGTGATCTTGAGGAAAACAAGTCCATTATCGCTATGGCAGTGGTGGATTTGTATCTGAAAACAGGAGCTTTCGGTGAGACTTCACACAGCGAAAATTCAACAACACGTTCCTGGGAAAATGCTTATATATCCAGTTCGATATACAGCGATGTACTACCATATGTACATGCTTTATAAGAAGAATGTGCGTGATTGTTCGGATGCTTGCATCTGGACGGTTGCAGGGCATCAGTCATTACGGGCGGTGGGCAGACTGATTTACAAAAGAAATATGGAGAAAACATGCGTGAAATAATATTACAGACTTATATCATTTCTCTTCCAATTCTTCTTGGGTATATCGTGTGGTTGCTGAAAAATCAAAAGAAATATAGAGATGCAAACGGGAAAGGCACTATGTTGCTTTTGAAGATTCAGCTGATTGAATATCACTCAAAGTACACAGAAGCTAGATATATTCCGTCTTACGCGTATCAAACGTTTTGTGAAATATACGAAGCGTATCATGCGCTTGGAGGAAACGGGCTGGGAACGAAAATGAAAGAAGAAATTGACGAACTTCACATTAGGAAAAAGTCGAGTGGAGGTGAGAATTAATGGATATTTCAACAATGGGAACAGTAGTTGCTATCGTAGTCATCACATACCTGATTGGACTTGGTGCAAAACTGTGTCCAAAGATCAAAGACAATGTGATTCCGGTGATCGTAGGAGTTGCAGGTGGAATCCTTGGTGCGGTCGGAATGTATGTCATTCCTGATTTTCCGGCACAGGATATTATGAATGCAGTAGCTGTCGGTATCGTATCTGGATTAGCCAGCACAGGTGCGGATCAGGTTGTAAAACAGACCAAAAAGGCAAAAGAAGAATGATCGCGCTGCAAGCGAACAAACAGAGCATGAAATACCTGATTCCCGGAAAGTCGGAACCTGTTTATGAAACGGACGATGATGGAAATATCAAATACATTATCGTGGACGGAAGACAGGAACCGATTGCAACAGGAGAGTATCGGGTGACTGCCGGTGAAATCGTTGATTTTCGAGCGAACATCAATTCTACTCTGACAGAAGCATTTATCCGTGCGTTCGGCGTAGATGATTCGTCGGACAAAGCAACAATTATGAGTACAAAGAATTTTCTTCCATTAAAAGTTGGAATGAAAATCTGGAAGGATTCAGAAGTTTTGTATAAGAACGAAACGGTGGATGAGAATTCTGCTGATTACGAGGTAATTGGCGTGAACACGGAAGCATTGAATGAAGATTGTTTCTTGCTAAAAAAACTTTTGCACAATGGGGGTGACTGACCGTGAAAAAGATATCTTTTGGATTGTCTGTAAAAAGCATCCAAAACGCTATCGAGGAAATTGAAGATTACCAGAGATCTTTCAATAAAAAAGTGGAGGAATTCGTCACCGAACTTTCTAAGTACGGAAGAATCGTGGCTATGGAAAAAGTACAGGAATCTCCACTTGGAAAGACAGTCACCTTGCGATGTGAAACTACGCCGGAAGAAATGGGATGTAAAGCTATCCTGATTGCTACGGGAGAATTAAAACAGGCAGAGGGACACGAACCATTTTCAACATTGCTGGCAATCGAATTTGGAGCAGGTATTTTTCACAACAAAGTACCGAATCCAAAAGCAAATGAAATGGGATACGGTGTCGGAACATTTCCTGGACAGGTTCATGCGTTTGAGGATGGATGGTATTACCTCGGAGACGATGATAAATGGCATTATACGCACGGTGTTAAAGCAACCATGCCAATGTATAATGCAAGTGTAGAAATGGCGAAAAACGCCAAAAGAATTGCGAGAGAGGTGTTTGGAAATGGATAATTCGTGGGTTTTTGACTTAGAAACACGGATTTTCTCTATTGTCAGTTCGAAAGTAAATAGAAAGCTGAAAGAGAAATATCCAAACATCTTTTTCACAACAACTTCAAGTCCGAAAGATGTTATCACAAAGTTTCCTACCGTGTACATCCATGAGATGCCGGGTTCAGAATCTGGAATCACAAAGGAAAGGGATAAAATCAACGGAATCTCGTATGCAATGCAGATTGAAGTGACAACAAATGTTTCACAAAAAGAAGCAAAAACGGTACTGAAAGAGGTCGCATTTGCTTTTAAAGAAATGGGATTTGAAATCAACAGTTTCCCAGAAGCAAGTAACGGAACTTCTTATTACCGTAGCATCATGCGTGTAAAAAGAAACATAGGATCAAAAGATGTACTGTAGACAGAGCCTTAAGGCTCTTTTTTTATTTGCCAAAATGGCAGAAAGATAGGTGAAAACATGGCTTTTACAAGTTATAAATCAAGGGTAATCTACAAAGAAATGACAGAAACTGACCCTACAAAAGCGGATTTCGCAGGTACTTATAACCTTCTGTGTGCTGCTAAAAGTATTCCGGCACCGGTATCAGCCCCAAACACGGTAGAATCCACCACACTGGAAGACGATGCACAGACATATAAGAAAGGTGTCAAAACATCTGACTCCAAAGAGTTCACTGGAAATCTGGAAAAAGAGTATCTGGATAACATCGATAATTTGGGTGATAAGAGTCTGTGTATTATGCAGCTGTATGGAAATGACGGCATCGGTGGCGAAGCAAAATATGCTTATGTCGGACAGGCTTCTGCTACACCGAACGATATCGGCGGAGTTGATGAAATCGTAGAAATGGGTGTAACACTGATACCGAACACGGTAGCAAAGAAAGTTACAGACAACTACACTATCGTGGATAATAATGACGGAACATTTACAGTAACAAAAAAATCGTAAGTCTCCAGAGTGAGTCAGCGGCTACTGGGGACTATGTCTACAATTACGCTGGCGATTAGAGAAAAGGAAAAGGGCGGTCTTCGGATCGCCCTTCCCGTATTTTACGGAAAGGGAAGGAATAAATGAGAAGAATCGTTATTAATGGAAGAGAATACGCAGCAAAACCGTTTGACTTCAACATGATCTGCGACCTGGAAGATCTTGGAGTATCTATCGAAGATATTGAGAGAAAGCCGGTATCTATCGTAAGAGCATATGCAGGAATTTGTATGGGAAAATCCGCAAAAGAAAGCGGCATCGAGATTCAGGAACATCTGTTAAATGGAGGCAGCTTTGACGATATCATGAAAGTTATCAGTAAAGAAATGGAAGAATCTGATTTTTTTCGCAACCTCGGGGAGAACAAGGAGAAGAAAACTCCAACGTATCCGGGCAAAAAGGGACAGAAAAATTATCACCAGAACAACCGGCACAATGGAAACAGAAATACCGGACACACCGGGAATATTACACCAATGAATGGTTCCCGGAAGCGAGACGACTGGGAATAAGCTGGGAAGAATTCTGGAAAATGAACCCACGGATTTTGAATGCCGTACAAAAAGGCTATCAGAAGTCCATGGAAGATCACGACCGCATGAATTGGATGGCTGGACAATACCAAATGTCGGCTGTTTTGACAGCTTTAGATAAGGCTTTGAATGGAAAAAAATCAAAAGCGGAATATTTAAAGAAACCACTTTTTGAACTAATTTCCGATGAATCAAAGAGTAATACGGAAGAAAATGAAGATTTGGCAATGCGTCTGGAAATTCAAAAGATGGAACAGTGGATTGCAAATGACAGAAGAAGAGGTCTTCCGGAAACAAAAATATAAAGGCGGTGAGAACATATGTCTGATGAAATGGACACACTCGAACTACAGATAGAAGCCAAAGCGAAAGGTGCGAACGCATCTTTAACCGGTCTTGTGAAACGACTTGGCAAAGTATCTGATGCATTAACAAAAGTACAGGCATTGACCGCCGGTTTCGATAAGATCACAAACCTCGATTTTGGCGAAATAGAGGCTTATCGGACAGAACTCAGGGAATTTACCAAAGAGTTAAAAAACATCGGAAATAAGCCGGTAAAACCGCGTGTAGACAGGTCGGATTTAAAGTATACCTATAAAACACTGGACGAGATAAAGGAAAAATTCAAAGACGTTGGAAAAGGTTTAGATTTTTCTGGACTCGGACAAACTGAGCTTGATACGAAAATCAAACAGACGGAGAAAAAACTTTCAGGACTCAAAGACAGACTGCAAGAAAAACTGGATACGGAGAATGTAGACACCTACGGAAAAGCGTATGTCAATCTGGTTTATAAAATCCAGAAAGCAGAAAATGAACTGAAAGCACTGAAACAGGTAAGCACACCATTCGACCCTACTTCTTTGAAAAATATGAAAATTCAGAGAGGAGATACAGGGGAAAATACAGTCAATCCTGTTGCAGCAGAAACGACTTCGACTTCCAGTACAAATGTTCAGAAGATTGCAGAATCGGCAAAAGTGGCATCAGAAGAGGTAAGAAAACTCGGCCAAGAGTTGAATAATGTTTCGACTTCTGAAAATGTTTCAAAACCAGCATCTGGATTCGAGGAATTGAAAAGTGAAATTATACGGACAAAAGAAGCGATAGCAACTCTTGGAAATATTCCGTCTCAGGTAAAAGAAATTCCTGGAAAGATAAAGGAAATCTTTGGAAATCTAAAGATGAAAATTCAGGAATCGTCTGGTGTTAAGATGCAACCGCCGGATTCCAGTGAGATTGAAACTACTCTGAAAAGGATTCAGAGTGAGATAGCGATCACCAAAGAAGCTATCAGGCAGGCTTTTTCAGCTGGAGATCTTGCAGGAGTGGAGGAATTATCTGCAGGTCTGAAAGAGCTGGAAAAATCACAGCGAGCATACACAAAGCTGAAAGAGTCAGTTTACGGTGCAGCACAGAGCGGAAATGCGGTTACAAGGGCATTTCAGGCGATTGGAAGTATCGGAAACAAAGCAAACAACCTTGCCAAAGGATTCGATAAGGTACAGAAATCTGTTGCCAACGCAAGAAAGATGGCAAGCAAAGCTATCCATCCGTTCAGAACCTTAAAAGAATTGATGGGCGGAGTAAGCAGCGGTGGTAATGGAATGGGACTTGGACGGATGATTGGATCATCTATCCTGTTTTCTACCATTTTTGGTGCAATCAGTCAGATAAAACAGGCTGTCAAAGAAGGCTCGGATAACCTTGTTCAATACAGCGACACCTACAATAAAAGTATTTCTGGTATGGTTTCGTCTTTACTGTATCTGAAAAATGCATGGGCAGCCGCTTTCGCTCCAATCATAAACGTAGTTGCACCTTATGTGTCTGCACTTATCGACATGATGGCTCGTGCGCTGAACAGTGTTGGTCAGTTTATGGCGGCACTTACCGGAAAAGGCTTTGTCGTACAGGCGAAAAAAGCTTGGAAAGACTATGGTGCATCCATCGCTGATACGAGCAAAAACGCATCGAAAGGACTGAACAATACTAACGATGCTGCGAAAAAGCTGAAAAAGACTATTTTCGGTTTTGATGAACTGAATGTGCTGGCTTCTAATGACGATGCCGGTTCTAGCGGTGGTAGCGGATCTGGAAGTGGAAGCGGTGGTGGATATACCGGTCCGTCCCCGTCAGATATGTTCGAGACTATAAAAGTCCCGGATTCCATGAAAGACTTGGCGGACAAGTTCAAGGAAGCACTTGCAAAATCCGATTTTACAGATATCGGGCGCATGATAAGCGATAAGCTGAGTAATGCGTTGGAGAGTATCCAGTGGAATAAGGTTTACCGCCACGCTGAGAACTTCGGGAAAGACATTGCTACTTTTCTGAATGGCTTGATTACACCACGATTGTTCTATGATCTCGGAAAAACGCTTGCAAACTCTATTAACACTGCGCTCCATTCGGAAAACGCATTTGCAATCAATTTTGACTGGAAAAACCTCGGAACATCTCTTGCAAAGAGTTTAAAAGGTTTTATTGAAAACTGGGATGCAAAGCTGGCAGCACAGACTTTTAGCAATTTAGTAAAAGGGATTATTAATGGCATTACAGCATTCGTAAATACGCTGAGAAGCGACGAGGTTTTTGCTACAGTCGCAAAGAAAATAGTTGACCTTATCTGCAATGTAGACTGGCTTGGTTTAGGTTGGGATTTACTTGGACTTTTTACAGCACTTGCCAGAGCTACCCTTGAAATGCCAGTACAGATCATAAAGGGCATTGCGGAAGGGATAGCAGAAAATATATTCGGTGTTAAATCAGTTGAAGAGCTCAAGAAGAAAGCGTGGGATTATGTCCTTAAAGGGGCAGCTGCGCTGAACGACAAGTTTACAGAGTGGTACGATGCTGCAGGAAATCTAATCAGTGGATTTTTCAAAGGAATTGGCGATGCGGTAAAAAATATCAAGGAATGGATTAAGGAATATGTCGTAGATCCTTTCATAAAAGGCTTCAAGGCGCTTTTTGGTATAAATTCTCCATCAACCGTAATGGCTGAAATCGGTCAGTGGATTCTTCCTGGATTCCTAAACGGTGTCAAAGAAAAGGTTACAGACGTAATTAACTGGTTTGGAAGTCTTCCTGGGAAAATCAAAGATGCTCTCGGTAATGCAAAAGACTGGCTGGTTGAAAAAGGTAAGGGGGCTATCGAGGGAATTAAAAACGGTTGGGAAGCTGTAAAAGATAGCAACTTCTTACAAAACGCACGAAAGCTGAAAGACGAAGCATTTACAGCTGTAGGTGATGTAGCTGGAAAAGTAAAACAGAAAGGTATCGACCTGATTTCCGGTATCAAGTCCGGTTACGAAAACAGCAAACAGTCTGGATTACTATCTAAAGTAGAGAATCTGAAAAACGAAGCATTTTCCGCAGTTGGGGATGTTGCAAACAAAGTAAGATCGAAAGGTTCTGACTTAATCAGTGGAATCAGAAACGGGTATGAAAACAGCAAACAAAGTGGTCTGCTTTCTAAAGTATCTAATCTGAAAAATGAAGTTTTCTCATATGTTGGCAACGTGGCTGATAGAGTAAAATCCAAAGGTTCAGATATTGTTTCCGGTATCAAATCCGGATATGAAAACAACAAATGGTCTATCCGAAGTGCTGTATCAGGAATTCCAAACCTGATTAGCAGCGGAATCGGAAGTCTGTATAACATTGGACAAAGCGCTATTGCATCATTTGCTAACGGATTCTCTTCTATTCACATTCCAATGCCACATATCGGATGGAACTGGAATCGATTTGATCTTGGGAATTTCAGTTTTAGTGTTCCATCATTCAACCTGAGATGGTACGAAAAAGGTGGATTCCCAAACATGGGTGAAATGTTCATCGCTGGCGAAAAAGGTCCAGAGATGGTCGGACAGATCGGAAAGAAAAATGCGGTTGCCAACAATACACAGATTACAACAGCAATCAAAGAAGCGGTTGTTGAAGGTATGATGCAAGTTGCTATGGCTACCAGTACGGAACAGTCCGATGATCTTCCATATATCATCCATGTGGAGGTGAAAACACAGGACAATGAGGTTCTGGCGCAGGCAGTTGAAAAAGGAAAGGCAAGCAGGGACAGTAGAATGAATCCTAGTCCTGCTTTTTAATAAGGAGGACGTATGCCAAGAAATAATATGATGATGGTGGACTGGGTAAAAATCAAATCCCCGTCCTCTTTAACGTGGGGGCAACAGGATATATCTGCTTCTGATGCCGGAAGAACCGATGATACGATCATGCACAAGAACCGTGTCGGACAGAAAGTCACATTAAAGCTGGCATGGAACGGTATGGATCCTGACGAAACCAGTACGATTCTGAAAGCGTTCGATCCAGAATATTTCCATGTGACGTATCACGATCCTAAAGAGAACAAAGTGGTTACAAAAGAGTTTTATTCCGGTGACAAAGAAGCAAAGTATTACTGTTGGACAGTAGGAAACAAGTTGTTTGAAAGCATTTCATTTAACATCATAGAAAGGTAGCACAATGAGAAAAGTTACATCTGATTTCAAAAATCAAATTGAAAGAGATAATAGAAATTACTATGAGTGGGTGGATATTACTTTAAAGGATGGAACTGTACTCAACCTGACGAATGAGAATATCTGGAATTCTGGTATAAAAATCGAAGATGCAGTTTCGGGTACTTCTGAATTCCAGATAGGAACAGCGATCATCAACAAAGCTACCGTGACACTCAACAACCTTTATGATGACTTCACGGAATATGATTTCAATGAAGCGAAAATCGTAATCTATATCGGATATAACATTGCAACGACAACCGTGGAAGAATCGTGGCGAGACATCAATGGAGAACAGATTCTTGATGTCAATGGAAATGAGATCCTTTTGCTTCACAACGGAACGTTCCTTGAAAAAGTGAAAATGTTTACTGGAACGGTTGTTGATTCACCGTACCAGAATAGTTCGCTGATTACCTTGACTTGTGAAGACAATATGCTTCTGTTCGATCGTGACTATTCAGAAAGTAAGCTGATTTACCCGGCAACACGCGCTCAGATTCTCAGAGATGCTTGTGAAGTTTGTGGCGTTAGCTTAGAAACACTTACTTTTGAAAACTCAGATTATATCGTAAACACCAGACCGTCTGATGAAAAACTGACTTTTCGTCAGGTAATCGCATGGACGGCACAACTTGGCGGTCAGTTCTTACGGTGTAA